TCATGCTTTTAATGGGGAGGGTATGAGAGTATTTACTTTTGTTAATCCCGGAGATACTCTGATTGTTCAATAAGGGGCATTTAAGAAAAACAACACCAGTTATTAATATAATATAAGAGACAGATGAAAACTATTAAGATTAAAATTTACAACACAAAAGTATCTAAACTTCGCGGTACTCGTGGAGAAGATGACAGGGACATGGACACAAGAGACCTTATTGAAGTTGTACTCGACCAAGTTCCTCAGGGTGGTTTTGCACCAAAGGACATCAGGGACAGAAACCGTATTCAAAGGGTAATTGATGAAAGTCGTGAGTCCGATAAAAAAGAAAACCAGGACACCTTAAATTTTGAGGATGAGGACTTTAAAAACCTATCAACTATGGTTGGTACTTCTAGGTGGGGTTCCAGGGATAAGGACCTAGTTGATTTCTTGGAAATTTTCGATAAATCTAACAGCGAGTAATGGCCACTCCTAATCAAACTTCGGGGTTAGTTTTTCCCCTGATATTAACCAATGGTACCCATACACAATCTGGGTACCTGGAGTTGATACAATCTTCTCTAAAGATAATACTGTCATGGCCTATGTTCATGAGGTTTTACGAGGGGGATTTTGGGTCAAGGATACACGAAGTTGTGGAGGAGCCCAATGATGACGTATTACTCAACCTTATAAGGAGGTTTGTAATTGATTCTATCTCTACTTGGGAAAAGAGAGTGGAATTGATTAGTCTTAATATAGATAGACCCGTTCCTGAAAAGCTCTCTATCGATTTAACTTACCGTATCAAGGAGTTAAACTTAGAGGATAACTTCTACTATAATTATCCTATATAATAAAAGCTATGTTATTTGAAAATACCTGGGTAGGTTACCTTCAACGTGGTTATAAAAGTATTAAAGCCTCTATACTTTCTAGGTTAGAGATTTTAGTGCCTGAGATTACGGATAGAAGTGAAAGCAATATCTTTGTGATATTGATAGAGTCTTTCTCTGGATTAGTAGAACAATTAAACTACTACATAGATAGTATGGCTAGAGAATTATACCTGCCCACGGCAAGAAGGTATAGTTCTTTGGTTAAGATATCAAGGCTACTTGATTATCGTGTAATGGCTAAGGTCGGTTCAACAGTTGATCTGGTTGTAACTGCAGTAGATTCTGGTGGAGATCCATATGCTGTAATAGCAGATATATCCATTCCAGCGGGTTCTGTAGTGGAGACTACTAGCGGGGTAGAATTTATGACCACAGAGAATAGAACTATCTTCACTGGAACTTCTTCGGTAAGTATACCATCTATACAAAGATCCCTTTCTTCTAATAATAATATAGGTACTACAACTTCGGCAGCTAATCAGGCTTTTAAACTTGGTACAGATTATCAACATGATACCCTACAAATTACTATCAATAGCATAACCTGGGAATTAAGGAAAACATTTGCTTTCTCTGGTCCTCAGGATAAACATTTTATAGTAGAGGTAAACGAGCTCAAGGAGGCTTGGGTTATATTTGGTGATAATGTCAATGGGCAGATACCTCCTAGTGGTAATATAGTATATGCTACCTATTATGAATGTGACGGGTTATCTGGTAATGTAGCAGATAACACTATTACTACTTGGGTTAGTGGTAAGCCCTCAGGGGGTGGGGCTTCGGATTATGAAGTTACTAATCCGCTTGCTGCAGCTGGTGGTTTGGATGTAGAGGGAATAGAGGGTGTAAGGAAACATGCCCCATTAAGCTTAAGAACCCTGGACAGAGCAGTTACTCTTCAGGATTATGAAGACATTGCTTTATTAGTACCTGGAGTGGGAAAGGTTTCAGTGGGGTTTAATGCAAATAAAAAGGCTATTGAAATTTATATTGCTCCAGATGGTGGCGGCATAGCGAGCTCAGCATTATTAACATCAGTAGAAGATTTCTTTGAAGGCAAGAAAACCATAACCACAAGCATAGATGCAGTACCCTGTGGGGAGACCCCATTAAGAATGACCTTGGATGTTACGGCTAAGTTCAGAAGGTCTACATCAGATACTGCATTTGATGTGGTAAACGCCTTATCAACCTACTTTGGGTTTAACTATAGCGACATTAATAAAAGCATAAGGAAATCAGATATAATAGCAGTGGTGGATAATCTGGATAAGGTAGATTACCTTACACTATCAATACTAACTACTAAGCCATACCCCCGTATATTACTTGGTAATAATGAAATAGCTGGTACTTGGCATATAGAGGTTACCAATTTATGTACTACGAAAACCAGATGGAGGCTTGCAATAACCAGTACTACTTCTAGGACAGTTAGGTTATACAAAACTGACCCATCAACTGGCATAGAGACTTTCGATAAATCATGGGTATACCCTCTTACAGATCCAGGTTTAGCCAATGTATCTTCTGCTAATGGGAGTATAAACCTAGCTATCTGGGGATCTGGCTTTGCAGTAGGAGATTCATGGTCATTCACAACTTACCCATACAATGAAGATATTGAATTAGATGACCATACTATACCCATAGCTACTTCATCAGAAATGTTTATCACAGTTTACCCTCAAATACTATGAGAACATTAGCTAAGACTTCTACTAGGCCAAACTATTTATTTGGGCTTTTACCCCACTATTTTAAGGAGAATGATTCCTATAAGGATGGCAATGGTGAAGGGCTATTAGAAAGATACTTAGAGATTTTTTGTGCCGAAGTAGATAATGAAGTAGCCCCATATATAGATAATGCCCACTATCTTTTCGATGCCGAGGGCTTATCTAATCTACCGCATTCAGATCCAGATATTTTTCTAGATTATCTTGCTGAGTTATTTGGAAACCCCCCATACCTTGGTACAGATGATCAGTATAAAGCTTTGATAAGGCATATAGTTTGGATCCTTAAAACTAAAGGTACAAAGACATCAGTGGAATTATTCCTTAATTTGTTAGGGTATACTATTTCTAGCTTTACCGAGCAGACACCGGTAACTCACATATATGATGCTACTCCTACGGTTTTGGAATATGATGATAGCTTAATATATGATGAAGGTTTCAATTTCTATTCAGACTGGGATATAGTTATTACAGATATGCCCGGTACTGGTACAAAATCCCCAACTTCTAATTGGTTAAATGATTTAAAACAAGCTATTCAAAAATTCCTGGCCCCAATCTTTGCGAATCTTAATTCTGTAACATACACAATTTAGTCTGATAATTTTTTAATCCTATAGTCTATGGATAATGTTGAAAGGGAAGAAGTAAAAGATATCGTACACGAAGTAACGATAGGACCACTATCAAGGATAGAGGCTTCTATAAATGTAATTGAATTCAGGTTAACTTCTATGGACACTCATATGAGGGTGGCCAATGGTAATACCGCTAGGAACGTTAAGAAAATTGATATCATAGAGCATCGGGTATCTGGAGTAGAATCCGAATTAAAAGCTCGGGAACTTACTTGTCCCCAATCTGAAACTTTGGAGAAGATAGAAGAAGCTATTACTAGCTTAACAAATGATAAGGTTGCCAGGGATAAGGCAGAATCTCTAATAGACCATAGGGGAGATCATGAGCGAGAGGTTAGGGCTGAGAAGAGGGCTAAAGCCTTAAAAGTAATAGAAACTATCGGAGTAATAATAGCTGCTTTGGCTTTAATTGCCAATCTATTATGGTCTCATGGGGCCTATAACAGAGAGCCAGCTATCACAGATACTCCCCAAGCTACTACTAATACATATGGTGGGTCTGCTGGGTATTAGTTAGCATTATTTTAGCATATATTCTAGTAACCAAGTATCTTCTTTAAAAGAAACTTATATTTAAGAAATCATAAAATACTAGTAACATGGCACAAAAACAGTTTACTAATTTCCAAGATGATATCCTCAGCTTTGATTTGAGAGAAGCAATGCTTGGTGTACTAAACCCAGGTAGGTATTGTGGGTTCGATACTTTTTCTCCCGCTGTTGAGAGTGGTGGGGTTATAAATATAACCATGAGGCATACTGCATCCGGCGTTAGGAAACCAAATAAAGCTATACCCCCAGTAAATGGCCTTCAATTTGGGGTAATTATTACTCCCCAGGGCATGGTTATTCAGGATGACAATGCCACTATACCTATTGCTATAGACGATGGTAGTGGTAATGGTGGTTCAACAAGATACGATGTTATTTATGCAGAACATGCCTATCTAGATGGAGTACCAGGGGATAACCCAGCTACCTATGATATCAGGAAGGGAACTCCAGGTGCGGGGACTCCCACACTATTAACCCCCACTATGCAGGTAGCTTTGGTATTAGTAACTATACCTAATGGGGCTACTACTTTTAGCCAGCTCACCCTTACTCCATTCGATGCCCCAGAACTAGGGGATGCTGATACTCTTGGAGCCCTCTTATCAGTTACGGGTGATCAAACATATACTGAGCAAAACTTTATATTCAATGATGAAAGCTTTACCGATTCATTGGATAAATTGGACATGCAGCTAAAGGATGACCATGACGTTGTAACTGAGGTTGAGGCTAGAGCTTTGGATAGCGCTAACTGGGGGGCCTTAACAGATATCCTTAGTCAGAATACTTCTATATGGGCTCATGGTCTTATGCCTAAATTACCTGGTAGTCAAACTAGGAGATATGTATACGATACTAATAACCAGTGGATAACAACCAGTGATCCTTGGGTCTGGTTGAATGGGACTATAGCACCCATAAATACTTATTCTGGAGGTGGCTTAAGTTATAATACCAACGGGTATTTAGACGTAGCAACACTCCTGGGAGTCAGTGGTATATCAGAGGTATTAGTTACTATCTATTGGGATAGGAATGGTGGGAATGATGGTACGGCTGTAGGTAATGTATCACTCGCATCAGATTCAAATAATAGGGACCCATTAACTCTGGAAATGTTTTTACCACCAGATGATTTACTCAGAGCCTATCGCCAGTCTAAAGATGGGGTTGTAAGGGTAGTTAATGGTAGTATATACCTGACATATACCTCTTTGTATGGAAACGTTAGCGATTGGAATTACCCAGTTCTTGGTAATGTACTGTCAATAACCTTCAGGGCCTATAAATTAGCCTTTGCTACTCTATAACACGGGGTGTTGTTCAAAATAAGACCTGGCTTCAGATACCCAATAATCAACCTCATTTCGTAGGTCATTAATAAACCTTACGGAGTCTTTATTAGGCTCAAGGTCAAGATACTCGGCAATTAATTTGGCGGGTATCTTTGTTTTTGGGTTAGACATCTTGTCCATTATGAATGGAGGGGGATTTAATTCCAGCTCTAAAACTAATAAGGCATCATCACATAGGTTTTTCTTAAGATACTTTAAAGCCATATCCAGGAATAACTGGTGGTTGGGGATTTCAGAACTACNTGGGATTATGCCAGCTATATTAGCGTC